ATTATTCCTGTGCATGGCCCGCTTAGTAAAAGGTCGGGTATATTTGATTCCTTCTTTGGGTTTACCAGCTATGAGCTGCTTTCAGAACTGCTCGGTCAGGCACTAGATGATTCGGACGTTAATGCAATATTATTGGATATTGATAGTCCGGGCGGTGAAGTTGCAGGGTTGTTTGACCTTGCTGATGAGATATTTGCAGCCAGAGATGAAAAGCCGATATGGGCAGTGGCTAATGAGGAGGCATTTTCAGCAGCGTACGCAATTGCGTCATCTGCGACAAAGCTATTTGTCAGCCGTACCAGCGGGATTGGCAGTATCGGTGTAATTGCCAGCCATGTTGACCAATCTTCCTTTGATGAAAAAGAAGGCGTGAAGATTACTACTATTTTTGCAGGAAAACGAAAGAACGACCTTAATCCGCATCAGCCGCTTTCTTCCGAGGCTGCGGAAGTTCTTCAAGTGGAAATTAACCGTCTTTACGACATGTTTACCAAACTTGTGGCGCGCAACAGGAAGATAACTAATGCGACAGTACGAAATACTGAGGCTGGCCTTTTCTTTGGCTCGGAGGGCATTAGCCTTGGCCTTGCCGATGACATTCTAACTTTGCCGCAGGTTCTTGAACTTATGACTAAAAATTTCCAACCCCAATCAATGAGAAAAACCATGACAAAAAACCAATCAAACACTCCCGAACCAACTACAAACATGGAAAAAGAGGAGCTTAAAAGAGAAGCTGCAGCCAATCCATCGGTCGATATAAGCGCTATTTCAAAAGAAGCTGAAACCAGAGGTCGTGAGGCTTATCGGGCTGAAGTTCTGGAACTTGCAAAAACCTGTAAAGTCGCTGAAATGCCTGAAAAGCTGGCAGATTTAGTGGAGCGTAATGTTGGTGTGCAGGCAGCAAAAGACGAGCTTATGCAGATATTGGTAACGCAAAATCAATATGGCAAAACAGAAATAAGTTCAAATGTAGAACCTTTACCGGCAACCGAGAAATCAAAAGAAAGCCCTGTAGTTACTGCTGCTAAAGCAAGAGCCAAGGCCGAGCTATAATTTAAATTTTAACCACTTAAATATAAGAGGAAAACCATGTCTGCAATAACAGAACCGGATCGCCTTGGTGATCTTTTAAAATTCGAAGAAGATAATCTTTATTCCCGTGACAAAGTTATAGTAGCAAGCGGTCAGAATTTAGTTGCCGGGACAGTAATAGCCAGCCTTGATGCCGGAGGAAAAATTGTAGCTTTAGATTCAGGCGGAGGTGGAAGCGATAAGCCTATCGGTATTATTGGACAGGACGTTGATGCGTCAGGAGGCGATATAAAAAGCTGGATTATTGCGCGACATGCCATTGTAGCCGAGTCTCAGGTTATTTGGCCTGGTGGCGCTAATGCTAACGATATTGCGGCCGATACCAAAACCTTAAAAGGACTTGGAATTTTGTTACGCAAAGACGCTTAAATCAATAGTGGCTGGTGACGTTCGCAGCTACCAATTTTAAACCATCAATAATAAACGGAGTATTTTACCATGCCGCTTAATAATCCTTTTGACGATCCGGCCTTTTCCATGGCCGAACTGACTGCCGCTATTAACATATTGCCCAATAATTATGGGCTTGTAGGGCAAATGGGCATATTCAGGCCAAAGCCTGTACGCACCCGCCAAATTGCCATTGAAGAAAATAATGGTGTTTTGAACTTACTTCCTACACAAAACCCTGGCTCTCCCGGAACTGTCGGCAAGCGAGGAAAAAGAAAACTGCGCAGCTTCAGTGTTCCGCATATTCCGCATGATGATGTGGTATTGCCGGAGGAGGTTCAGGGAGTACGTTCTTTTGGTTCAGAAGACCAGATGCAGGCACTTTCCGATATTATCACCGACCATTTGCAGTCAATGCGCAATAAGCACGCTATAACTTTAGAACATTTGCGTATGGGAGCTTTAAAAGGCGTGATACTTGATGCTGACGGCTCCCAGTTACTGAACTTGTTTACTGAATTTGAGATTACACCAAAAATAGTGAATTTTGCTTTAGGCGTTGCGACCACTGACGTTAAGAAAAAATGTCTGGAAGTTAAGCGCCATATTGAAAAGAATCTGCTTGGTGAGGTTATGAGCAGCGTAAGTGTGCTTGTAAGCCCTGAATTCTTTGACGCTTTAACATCGCATGACAAGGTAAAAGAAGCTTATGAGAGGTGGCGTGAAGGACAGGCGTTGCGCGATGATATGCGTGACGGATTTATATTTGGCGGCCTTACTTTCAAAGAGTATCTGGGCGAAGCCAGCGATATGGACGGCAATGTAAGGCGCTTTATTGCTGCAAATGAAGGCCATGCTTTCCCAATGGGAACGCAGGAAACGTTTAAAACATATTTTGCACCTGCCGATTTTAATGAAACCGTTAATACACTGGGCAGACCGATTTATGTAAAACAGGCTTCGCGCAAATTTGAAAGGGGCACGGATATTCATACGCAGTCTAATCCTCTGCCGATGTGCCACCGTCCAGCGGTACTTGTAAAACTTACAAATACATAAAATCTATGAGCCGTGAAATCCTTGAAAAAGCTATGGGTGACTGTTTTGCTCATTTGGGCGTTACAGTCACCTATTCAGGGGCAAATATATCACCGGTTCAAATAGTGGTTCTTAAAACAGCATCCGATCTGGAATATCAAACCGGCGATTCCGTCTATGTAGGGAATACCGCTAAATTTGAAATACTAATCAGGGATATTGAGCGTCCACTTGCAGGTGATACGATAAATATTGATGGCACTATCTATCAGGTTTTCGGTGAGCCGGTGCGTAAGCTGGAGCTAAAAACATGGGAAGTTGACGCATTGGTAATGGCATGAGCAGAATTTTTGAAATAGATGTAAGTGGCGCTGATAATTTTGATAAAATTATCAGGGATTTAAATGCCAGCAGGCAGCATTCTGTAACAGCATCTGTCAGAGCGTTAAACAAAACAGCACTATGGCTTAGAACGCAGGCCACACGCCAGATATCATCTGAAAAACGCCTGCCGCAAAAACTGATAAGGGAAAGGCTTCGGGTGTTAAAAGCCAGCAAACGTGACTTAAGAGCACGGGTCATGGCAAATTTTATGGGAATAAAAGCTGCAAAAGTTGGAACTCCAAGGCAAACAAGGCGCGGAGCTAAGGTTAAAAGCTATGAATTCCAAGGTGCTTTTGTAGCTACAATGCCCGGTGGCCATACCGGAATTTTTAAAAGAAAAGGTAAAACACGCCTTCCTATCCGTGAATTATATGTGCCTTTGGAGCCTGAAAGCTCAAAGGCTATTGAAAGTTTTCTGGATAGCAGGATAAAGCAGCGTTTTGAGACTATATTCAGGCATGAACTGAGGTTTTTGATGCAAAGATAGATGTTTATGCTATAAAAATAAAAAAGCCCCGGAAGCATTGTGAAGAGGCTTACCCGGGGTCAACAACCATATTATACCAAACTATAAGGCTAAATGTCAAATAAAATGAATACTGAGAATATACGAAAGTCGATATCAGAACCGCGTTTTTCAACGTATTTATCCAATACGGGTGGTAATATCGACACAGCTTTAGATCTATATTTATGGAATTGTCGTTTATGTGAGTCCTTATATACTCCAATTCATATATTAGAAGTTGCTTTAAGAAATAACTTTCATGACAGGCTTTCTGATAAATATGGAAGACAATGGTACGATACTTTAGAAGAGCAGTTATTAGAAAAAGATATTTCGAAAATAATGGAAGTGAAAAAACGCTTTATACATGAAAAGAAAGCTTTGAATACAGACGATATAGTCGCTTCCTTAAGCCTGGGTTTTTGGGTTGGTCTTTTATGGCGTCACTATGAAACAAAATTATGGCGGCCATGTTTATATCACGCCTTTCCGAATGCTGGAAAGCCATTTACCAGAAGTGATGCTGCAAGAAAATTGTCCGTTATAAAGGATTTAAGAAATCGGATAGCGCACCATGAGCCAGTATATAATCGTAATCTTGAAGATATGTACTCAACATTATTAGAAGTCCTTGGGTGGGTTTGTGAAGATACAAAAACATGGTTGGATAAGAATTCTAATTTTAAAGAAGTTTACTCTAAAAAATTCCATTTCCAAGATCTCTAATCACATTAAAATCATGTCTATTATAGAAAACCTGCACAGTGCGATACTGGCGAGGATAACCGATAATATTGCCGGAATACAAACCTCCGGCTTTTATCCGAAACTTCGCACAGCCGTGATAACGCCAGCAGTATTTGTCGATTTGGTCTCATTAGAACCGGGAGATGACCCCGGTACTGAGCAGCTTTCGGTAATTGCTAGATTTCAGGCGCAGGCGATAATAACAGCTGGTGAAAACAGCTTAATACAAGTTCGGGAGCTTGCCGCTGAAATTGCGCGGGTAATACACCACCAGAATTTCGGGCAGAAAGTTACACCGGCAAAGCTTGTGTCGGTCGGCTCTGACGGTTTTTCACCTGAGCTTGATGCTTACGATATATGGCTGGTGGAATGGGAGCATGAATTCCATTTAGGGGAATCTGTGTGGGATGGTGAAGGCATTACGCCTGATAAAATATTCCTTGGCTATTCACCTGAAATAGGAATTCCACATGAAGATGATTATTCAGAAATAGAAACCGAAATACCTTTAGGATTGCCATGATGAACGGCTTTGAAATAACCGAGCTGGATCGCAGGATCAGCAATCTGATACAGGTTGGAACGGTTAGTGAGGCTGATTATTCAAAAGCAAAATTAAAGGTGAAAATTGGAGAGATAATTACAGACTGGTTACCGTGGTTAACAAAACGAGCCAGCAATGATACCACATGGTGGGCGCCGGAAGTTGGTGAACAGGTTATAGTGCTTGCACCATCGGGCGAATTAACACAGGCCGCTATATTACCTGCGCTTTATCAGAATGCGCATCCTGCAATTGACGATAATGTGGATGTCAGTAAAACGATCTATAAGGATGGAACATTCACCACATATAACCGTGACAGCCATATAATGACCGTCAATGTTAACAGTGAAGGAAAGATTGAAGTTATTATTGGTGCATCGACAATAACTATGATTGATACAGAAATAGAACTTAAAAATGGCGCATCAACGGTGACACTCACCGATCCGTCTATCGAATTAAAAAACGGTGGCTCATCAATAAAAATTACCGGCTCAGATATTAAAATTTCCGCACCAAGAATTGATTGGAATTAATATGCCAGCTGTAACAAGACAAGGTGATAAATGCACAGGCCATGGCGGCTTCCCACCGAGGCAATCTATAAGCGGCAGTAGCAATGTATTTTGTAACGGACTTCCTGTGCATCGCCAGGGAGACGCATGGGACACACATTGCGACTCCTTATCGTGTCACGGTGGTGTTTTATCTGCAGGTTCGGGAACTGTTTTTGTTAACGGCAAACCTTTGGGAAGAGTTGGTGATACTGTAGACTGCGGATCAACGGTCGCGGAAGGCAGCGCAAATGTGTTTGCAGGTTAGGGTAAATGAAAGGAATAAATAATCTTTCCGGCAGGCCATTAAGTGGCGTTGCCCATTTAAAGCAATCCATAAGGGATATATTAACCACTCCAATTGGCAGCAGAGTAATGCGCCGTGATTATGGGTCGAGGCTGTTTGAGCTTATCGACAACCCAAGCAATGATGATTTGAAAACCGATATATTTTCCGCAACCGCTGAGGCTTTGGATAAATGGGAACCACGTTTTAGGCTGCAGCAAATAAGTCTGGTTGAAGTTACTCCCGGTAAGTTGGTACTGGAGCTTAAGGGAATTTTTCTCGTGGACGGCAGCGGAATAATCATATCGGATCTGGAAATAACAGCATGAAATTAGATGCCATTAACCTTGAAAAACTCCCTGCGCCTGACGTTGTGGAGAGCTTAGCGTTTGAAACGATATTGACGGAAATAAAAACCGACTTAACCGCCAGAAACACGGATATCGCAGCTCTATTTGAAAGTGGAATTGAAAGCGATCCTATTAACAAGCTGCTGGAAGCCTTTGCATTTCGTGAGCTTGGAATAAGGCAACGTGTTAATGACGCTGCACGATCGGTGATGTTGCCATATGCCACAGGAACTGATCTTGATAATCTCGCTGCTTTTTATGGTTTAATAAGACAAGTTGTACAAGAAGCTGACTTGGAGTCAAATCCTCCGATCACTGAAATTTTAGAAGAAGATACAAGGTTCAGGTTACGGGTAGCTTTATCGCTTGAAGCTGCAACAACTGCAGGTCCCGTGGGTTCTTATATATCACATAGCCTGAATGCCGATCCGAGAGTAAAGGATGTTGCTGTAGATTCGCCAAATCCAGGTGAAGTCGTGGTTACCATACTTTCTACAGAAAACTTGGGCGCAGCCAGTCAGAATTTGCTTGATGTGGTTGAGGCCGCCTTAACTGATGAATTTGTCAGGCCACTTACTGATTTTGTAATAGTGCAGTCAGCAGAAATTATTACCTATAATGTTGAAGCTATAATCCATGTTTTTGATGGGCCAGATAGCCAGCTTGTAAAGAATGCGGCTGTAGCTAACACGCAAGCCTATGTAGCTGAGCAGCATAAAATTGACCGTAATATTGCTCTGTCGGGACTTTACGCTTCAATGCATATTGCAGGTGTCAGACGAGTAGAGCTGATAACTCCTACCGCTCAAATTATAACAGCTTCAAACGAGGCTGCGTGGAATACAAATATTGATATAACGGTTACCAATGATTAAAAATCGAAATTTTACGAAACGTCTTTTGGAAATCGACCGATTATATCCATCTTATGTGCGTAAATGGTTTCAATAAGGATGGTATTATTATTCGCAGTGCGGAAGAAAATAGAGTGCGGGAATTTTTTTAGAGTCCATTTTCTAAATTCATATTGAAGAAGGTCTTCATAATCGGCGCCAGGGCTATAAGGTGAACAGGATAGCGGATTTTCGCTTATAAAATCCAGAGCTTGCTCTACGGCATCAATAAAACGACCAGCCACTTCAATGCCTGCTCTTTCTTTGTAATCAAGAGCAAAATGCTTCCACTGCCTAATAAACAGGCCGCTTTTTTTAACTTGCCACATGGCAACCTGCTTATTTTATTATTGAGTTACGAATGTCTGAGGCATCCTGCGCAATTAAGGGAGTATAATCATCCTCAGATATGGACTGACGGAGTAAATGATTAATTTCGTGACGTTCGGTTGCCGATACGTTTTCCATGTAGCGACGAATCAAATCGCGTACAAATTCGCTCGGAGTTTCATATAGGCCGGATTCGCCAGTGATTTCGCCGACAAACATAGCCAGTTTCGGTGGAAGCGTAGCATTAAGACGCTTCACCATTTTTGAATGATCGCCAGATATATCGTTTTTCATGGGGTTTTCCTCAATTTATTAGTATTACCCATTATAGCGTGTCGTGCGTTAAATGTCAATAAATGGGCAATAATTGCACGTTAGGAGACAAAGTATGTCAATATTACCACCAAATGCTTCAAAACTTGAGAGAGACATTGAGGAGTTAGGCGGTAAAAAGCGTATTGACGGTATTGAGAACCCTGTCGGCACAATGTGGAATCCACAAACTGTGCCTGCAAATATTTTACCTTATCTTGCATGGGCTTTATCAGTCGATAAATGGGAAGATGATTGGTCTGATGATATTAAGCGCAATGTTATTGCTGCTTCCGTTGAAGTTCATCGCAAGAAAGGAACAGTCGGCGCGGTTAAAAAAGCCATAGCGGCTACCGGCATTGATGTAGAGTTTCTTGAGTGGTTTGAAAACGGAGGCACTCCGCATACATTTTCCATAACGGCATGGTCAAATGAAAATACCAATAATGACGGAACTACCCGTCTTTTGCCAAAGGCTTATGCAGATACTATTGAAGGCGTAAATGCTACAAAACCTGTCCGCGCTCATTTTGAGCTAATGTTTGGTAGCCGTATTCCTTCCGATGTTGGTATGGCATTAGATGGAAATGTTACATCAAGAGCAGAAAATACCACGGAAATTGTGCCATATCCAAGCCGGTCAAATACGCTTGCAGGCACTAAGTATGATACCCTTGCACCAGGACGCGCCAGTGAAACACAGGAAATAGTACCATGCCCGAACCGTTCAAATTCGGAAGCCGGAGGCAAATACGAGCAACTGGTTTCGTCAAGAGCTGCCAGTGATATGGAGATAATTCCATATGCAGGCAAGGCAAGCAGCTCAGCTGGTGGAAAGTATGATCCTATTGTAGCGGCAAGAATAGATTTTGAGCAGGAAATAACACCATACCTCAATCAATCAAATTCAGAAATTGGTTGTGGTTATGACCCATACATCGCTGCACGCGCATCTGAATCGGTAGAAATTACGCCATATACAAACGTAACCGGTTCAGACTTTGGAATGTCAGGAACATTTGCAGAAAACTCACGAATAAATCTTAATCTGGAGATTATATAAATGGAAACAGTAGCAACACTTGTTGGTATGGCTGCGGTGGCAGACGCTGTTGCCAACGGCGGGACGGTTCAGGTAACTCATATTGCCCTGGGTGATGGCAGCTGGACTCCTGATGAGACGGCAACGGCACTTAATAATGAG